CCAAATTTAACTTTACCTGGCTCTGTTGACACACTCTCATTTGACACAGGAAATCTATCTGAGCCAGCACTAATTAAGTTTTGAAATTCTGTATGATCTCTAGGAAAACCTAAACCTACCAACCAACCGTGTATTTCTTGGAAGTTTTCTAAATTTTCATCTACCAAAAATGTCATATTTAACTCGCCATAAGTTAACTTGTCACCAGGTTGTGGTATATCTTTAAATCTAGTTTGTTGATCTATTGTACCACCCAATGTAACACCTGGTACATTTACTTGTGTACAGAAATAAGTTACTTTTGGTAGTTTAATTATATTAAACTTAAATTGAGTAGGGCTAGCGTAATCTAGCTTTGTTGGTTGTCTATTATAAGTGTTTGTAGTAGTCATACTACTATTTATCTATTTCTTCCCACTCTTTAGTCTGTGAATCTTGTTTTAACTTCTTCTCGTTTTCAGTAAGGACACTCTCTTTTTCAGCAGCCTCATCTAATCTTTTTTCTATGTTTTCTAAAGGGTTTTCTTTTTGTAGATGATTAAGACCATACGCTAATAAGGCCAAAAAGCCGCCTATTAACAACACACCTAAAATTGATCTGTAAAATGTTTTCATATGAGTATTTAGTGCATAAAAAAAGGCGAGGTTTTGAGGCCTCGCCTTTTTAAATTGGTTAATGTAAAATTACATTATGTTCGCTACTTGGACTCTTCTGTAATATCTGTTAGCGTTTTTGTTACCAGCGCCATTGATTACTGCAGAATCACCAGTTCCAGCTTCAGCAAATGGGTTTGCTTGTAAGCCGTATCTAGTTTTAAATCCAATTTTTGGTTGGAAAGTATCTTGACCAACCGCTCTTACCATTTGTAGAGGTACATATGGGCAGTAGAAAATACCAGCGTCATATGGTGATGTACCTTTGTATCCAACTACGAAATACTGTTTAGCAGTATTGTTAGCAGCATATGGATCAATGTACACTTTGTATCTACCGTTAAGAACACCAGCAAAAGTATTACCTGTGTCGTCAACGTTTAGGTTGTTGTTAAGAGCAGGAGCGTAGTCTAGGACACCAGCCATTTGTAAAGCAGAAGCTACGTCTGCTGAACAGATGATAAGGTTTCCTTTACCTCTTCTTGTTCTTTGAGCGATCACGTTTGCTTCTCTCTCAACTTGGAACATTAGGCCTTTAAATCTCTCAACTGACCATCTACCGTTTGAGTCTGTATCTAAATCAAAGATACCAGCAGATGTTGTGTTGATAGCACTTACAGCACCAATGTGTGTAGATGAGTTATCAGAAGCACCGATTTCAGCGTTGATGTAAATTGTTCTTACAACTTCTCTGTTGATCTCAGCAAGGATCTCAGCAGATAGGATGTTAGCCAATTCAGTCTCAGCGTCTAAACCGTGAATTGCTTTAAGGTCTTGAGCCAACTCCATAGTGTATTCAGCTTTTAGAGCTCTTGACTTAGCAGTCACAGTTGATTTCTCAATTGAGAATGCCATTTGTGCAAAAGCGTTGTTAGATGAATCACCTAAAGCTTCAGCAGTTGCTGTAGCCATACCTTGACCTCTTGTGTAAGCAGTCGAAGGATCGTCATTTAATAGAGCTGGGTTTGTACCAGTTTGAGCAGCACCAGAGTCAGCAGTTGAGTCGCCAGCAGCATTTCTACTAGAGAAATCTGTATCAGCTTCGTCAAATAATGCCTCAGTACCAGATTGTGAAGTAAATCTGCTTCTCATTGCGAAGATAAGACCAGTTGGACCTGTCATAGGTTGAACACCAGCAATATCGTAAGCAATCAAATTAGGCATAGCTCTTCTAACTAAAGAAATTAGGATTGGATCCCAATTTTGTACAGATGAACCTGTAGCATTAGCAGGAGCAGCTTCATTTAAGAAAGCAGCGTCTTCTTTCATAGCTCTTTCTTGGTTTTCCAAGATAGTAGCTGTAACGGCACGCTTGTAAGAGTCCTGAATTTTTGGAAGTTCAGGATGTTCTAATACAGGCTGCCATTTTTTTTCGTAAGTTTCAGATAAGTACATATCTATTTTCTCCCGTATTATATTTATTTCGACAATTTAATGTCTTTTGTTTTACTAATAGCAGCAGAGTAAGCAGCCATAGCATTTGATAAATCCGCTGGTTGCTCAGCAGATTCACCTGCCGCTACATTATCTATCTCATTATCTTGTTTAACTTCTTTTTTACCAAAGTAAGACTCTTTTATAGTTTTTACTTTTGTTCTAAAGTCGTCTTCATTTGAATACTCAACTTCTTCAGCAAGTTTGTTAAATTTCTCCTTAGCAGTGTCAGCTAAATCTTCAGACGTTTCATCTATGATGTCTTGTCTTTTTAATTCGCCGTTTGCTTTGTTTAATTCAACATTCTTGTCAATTGATTCGTTAAGTTTCTTTTCAAGTTCTTCAATTTTACTAGCTTGATCTTCAAGTACATTGTACTTTTCATCAGGTACATCAATGTAGTGGTCTTCAAATAATTTTTTAAGTCCACCAATGAAGTCTTCAGCGATCTCGCCTTTGATACCTCTCTCAATAGCTATTTGGTTTTCTTTCATCCATTCTTCAACTACGTAGTTTAAGTATGAATCAACTTTTTCAACCATCTCTGCTTTGTGAGATTCAGTATTTTCTTGTAATTTAGTTTCGTACTCGCCTTCTAGTCTCTTAGCTTCTGCTTTTACTTTTGATTTAATAGCAGCTTCAAAGATCGTAGCAGCTTTCTGTTTAAACTCTTCCGATAAATCAGAATCACCTATTAAAGCGTCAACGTCCGATTTGATGTCTAAAGAATCTTCAGCTTCAGTTTCTTCTTTGTAACCAGCTTTCATTTCTTTTTTCTTTTCATCTTCTTTATCGTGCATTGCTTCTTTTTTAGAGTCTTCTTTTTCATCAGCCTTTTCAGTTTCTTCTTTAGCAGTTTTCAAGTGAGTTGGCTCAGCAGCTACTTGACTTGATTGACTTACTTTGTCAGAAACTTGTTTAACTTTTTTAGAAGCGTCAGGATTGCTGTCAGTTGGTTTTACAACCGCTGGACCTAGGTCCTCAGCTTCACCTACTTTTTTCATAGGTTCAGCCGCTACAGCATTCTTTTTAGGAGCATCAGCTTGTGGATTAGCAGCGTTTGCTTCTGCCACAGCTTCTTGTTCCATCGCCTCAAGTTTCTTTTCTGTTTCGGCCATTTGAAAGTCTCCTCTTTAAAAATAAACGTTTATTTTTTTGTTAATTAATAGATATTTATAAGATTATAGCTTTTTAAGCATAGATTCAAAGACTTTTAGTTTCTTTTCTTCTAACTCTCTTTTCTTCGCCTTATAAACTTCCATTCGCCACGCTTCAATGTCTTTCTCCACTAAAACGCCGCTTTCCCAAACCCACTCTTTACCTTCCATAATGCCTTCTACGAAAGCGTCTGGAGCGCTAGGGTCTGCTACAATGTCAGCCGCTGTAGCTAAATAAAAATCGTCTTTTACTATGTTACCTTGGCCTCTATTGACTAATGAACCCATACCTCTACTAGATACTCCTAATTGAGCACCCTCGTCTATAAGACCTTTAACGATCTTACCGTATGGTGTATTCATTATTTTTGCTTCACCAATAAAATTATTACCGTCTGGATATAGTTTCGTAATCATATGTGAAACTCTTTCCAAGTTAACTGTTGGTCCGTCAGGATGTCCTAACTCGCCAAAAGCTCTCTTTTTATTGATAAATTCTTTATTATATCGTGTCACTTCTTTATCCAAAACTTCTTTTGGATAAATTCTTCCATTTCTATTTTTGATGTTAGATTGTAAAAAGATACCTTTGATCTTGTAATCTTTCTGGCCCTTATCGTTTTGCTCGATAAGAAATTCTGATTGTGTTACTTCTTCGGATATTAGTTTCATAATTCTCTCTCTTACTATTTATACAACTTTTTATCTAAACTCAATGATAATTGTATAACTATCACCATCAGCAAAATTCTTTGTTGACAATAATACATCACCAGTTGGTGTAGTAGCATTGTTTGGTATTTCATCTCCTGATGGTCTAAAATCAAAGTGACTTTGACCATTTAAAAACATTGCTGTAGCATTTGTGGCACCGTCCCATATTAACTCTACGGCCGACTTTGGATTAGCAGTATTAATAGAATACCATATCTTACTAATCTTTCTATTACCATCTTCCGTCATAAAAGTTAATTCTGAAGCGTCTACCTTTTTGACATTTGTTTCGCCTGTTCCGTCAGAAAAATTTGTTAGTTTTGCTACAAATTTTACACCTGAAGTATCAGATATAGTTTGTGTTGT